CACAAGATAGTAAGAGCGACAACATTTCCAGTTTGAGATTGTATTCTCGTTGCCTCTTCAATTTGAGATTTAAATCCTTTAATTGGTTCTGGTTTTATAATGTCTACAACCTCCGCAAAAGTATTTCCTTCTGCATCTTCAATTGTTACATTCTCTTTTTTTACGCAGTTTGGATAACGCTTTCCAAACATCGTTTTCATGCCTTTCTTTTTATAACCAGGCCAACACTTTTCGGATAAAATATCATTTAGAATTCTATCTGTGATTTTTTCTTCAGATTTATTTCCCCAGTTGGCAGCACCTACCTTGCGACACTTTACGAGTGCTCCAGAGGCATACGCAGAAGGCCAAACGCTGTATCTTGATTTAACCTTATGGTAGCAAGCATCTTTTGTGCCACTACCTTTACCTTTTTTATCCGACTCTTCGTTCATTTCTCCGCTATCAACGTAGTCTGCTGCACTATCTAGGTAATCAGCAGCTTTTGTAATTTTTGACTGCACCCATGCCTCTACATTACCCTCACCTTTTGCCATTTTGGATTTAAGTCTCTTAGCAGCACTCATAATTGTAGAGAGTTCTGAACGAGCCATAGAATACTCGTGGTCTTTTGATTTTAACACTACAGGACACCTCTTTTTACCGTGACATGGACAATTAATACCTTCTTTGGTATGATTACAAAGTTTTTTTTCAATTAAACTTACTAAATCTATTTCTTCTTTACGTGTTTTTTCTTTAGGTGAATCAGTTGAGACATAAGTGGGTTTTGCAGCACCAGTCTTAGATTGTTGTCCAGGATCTGCTGCCTTTTTTCTTCTTGCAGCAGATAATCTTTCCGCTTTTGTCATACTTGCTCTCTTTGCAGAGGAGACACATTTAGGAGTTCCTTCTCCAGGTTCGTCACTTGCACAAGTGCCACCAGTTACAACATTAACCCAACCACCTTTACCATCTTTTGATTTAGATTTACCAAACCAATCACGGAGACCCTCTTCATTCATTTGTTTTGTTTTCTTTTTCATCAAGTTAATGAATTTTCTATAAACGGCAGCTTCTGAAGTTTTTCCTGCCACTCTTGCTCTTTGCTCCATAGCAATTGCTGCTTGGATTTTATGAGCATGAGATCTTCCAGAGTTTCTTATTTTTGAAACACTCTGTTTTGCAGTTTGAACATCTTTAAAACCGAGACCATGAATTGTTCCTTTTGGATCTTCATCTGTATAGAGATCTGAGTGTTTATCAGACTTATCTGGTTGTCCTGGTTTTTTTGGAATACGAGCACCTTCATCAATTGACGCGCCATTTTCTTTACGAAGCATTCCTTCAGGATCAACCATAAATCCAGCAGGAATTGCTTTACACTTTTTATCAGTGTAACAATAATATTCTCCTTTAGGACAGCGACCGTTTTTCTTCATTCAACTGGTTTTGACTTAGTGCTTTCACCTTTTGCTCTTTTTTTTCTTCCCGCACAATGAGCGCGTTGAGAAAATCCTTTTGGATTTGAGCAATCAATACTCTTTTTATATTTATTCGTCCAATCTTCTTGAAACTGTTTAAACGTTTTCATTTTTGGATTGCTGTTTGATTAGTTTTGCTAGTTCTGCGGTAGATCCAACAAATAAAGCGTTGGTAACGTTTGTTGGGCCTTTTGATTGGTTTTCTCCCTCCACATCTTTTAATTTTTTTTGTAAATCCATTAATTTATCTGTGGCATCAGCAACATTTTTAATTAGTTGACCAGCTACTTCATAAGCTCTTGGCATTTCACTTTCCTGTGCCAATTCAAGTATTCCATTTATTGCTTCTTGTCCTTTTTCTATGATAGAATATAGATTCCCTCTAGTATATTCATAGTCTTTTTTAATATCATCAACATTAGATGATATTTTTTCTATTTTATTAGTAGTTTTTGTTTTTTCTGTAGATATTATTTCACTTTCAACATTAAAAGCGTCGTTTAATTCGTCGAATTTTTTTGTCATTTTCATGTTGTAGTTCCACTAAATCCAAAATCATCACCACTTTCTATAAGTGCGTTATCAGCAGTCGTGATTGACTTCACTTCTGCACCAATTAAGTGAGATGTTATAGTTGTGCCATCTTTTCCTCTCTCCACTGTTAATATGTTGCCAGATTTTAATTTTACAAAGACCTCTTCACCTTCTATATCCAAATAAGTTTTTGTGGATATAGAGGCAGCGTTATTTACTGTAATTAATGTATCAGTGGTGGATATATCTTTCGCTAAATTGGTAAGAACTATTCCTGTATAATTCTTAATTGCTCTAGGTTCTGTAGTAAAAATAACCTCTCTAGTAGTGTTATCTCTGCTAACCCCCGTAAGATAATTGATAGAAACTTGCTTGATAGTATCTTTGGTAGCAGAAGAAACAGGTCCGAACAGATAGGTTTTTGCAGTAAATCTCAAAGTATAGAGAAGAACTCTCCTTGTTGTGAAATTATTTTCATAATCATCCTGCATTGTAATATTTTCGAGAACAATTGGAATATCTCTTTTTTCGTTAATTGAATCAACTAATTCTACCGTCAAATTATATGAAGGTTGAAAATATGGCAAAATTTGTTCTATGATTTGAAGAGCATCATCATTTAATTTTGACATGATGCTAAGTTCAAATTGCATGTTATATGGAACAGGCATAAATGCTTTTTTTATTTCTGTTCCGTTTGTGGGATCTTTTGTAGTAAAAGTTTGAGTTGTAGATACTTTTCTCGCTGGATCATAAACTAATCCAGTAAACTCAAAAGACATTCTAGGTAGTGTAATTGCCGTTGATTTATTTAAATCGGGAGACTGCTCTAAACGGGCAAGAAATTTTTGAGTAGGACCATAGGCAAGAGGTATTTTTATAACGCTTGTTACTTGATTTGAACTACTTAAATGTTGTATTGATATATTATTAAATAAAGTACCAAAAGCAATAACAGTTCTTCTTAGGATTTCGTGATAAAAATATTCAAACATTTGTTCTACCCAGTTTATGAATGTGTAATCCTTATTATTTTATATTTAGGGATTTCCAAAAGGATTATGTTCACTAAAGTCTAAAATGTTATCTGCTTCTGATTCAATGCTTGTATTATCAGAATATCCATCATCATTAATATCTGTATTAATACTCCTTATTTGATATGAAGCACTTGAAGCTGCCCCAACAATTGTTTCTCCGGCAATAAAGGAACCATTAACATTTGAAATTTTAAGTTGATTTGTAGTGGAATTCCATTCTCTTACCTTTGCCGTTGTACCACTTGTGCTACCAGTCACAGTCTCATTAAAGGTAAACGTGCCTATGCCTGAACTAAATGGAGAAGAAACAACTACAGTTGGTGCAGTACTGTATCCAAGACCAGCGTTTGTAATTCTTATTGCGGTTATGGTTCCTGCTGCACTAACTATTGCAGTTGCTGCCGCCGCAACTGTGGCAACTCCCGTTTGGAAAATTTGATTTGTAAATGTTACTGATGGTGATGTTGAATATCCAGATCCACCAGAGGTTAAATTTACCACTCCAATTATTCCACTTCCTATTATTGCAGTTGCCGCAGCACCACTTCCTCCACCACCAATAAAACGAATTCCTGGAGCAACAGTATATCCAGATCCTGCATTGACAATCTGCACAGATTGTACAGACTTTGCTAGTGGATTTACATTGTCAGTACATGCAACAATCCCACTAATCATTACAGCTGTCGCTACTCCAGTGACTCCTCCAGTGGGAGCAGAAGAAATAGCAACTCTTGGTGTGGTTATGTAACCACCACCTCTATTATTGACCGTTATTAATCTTATTCCACCATTTACAATTGCCGATGTAGCTGTAGCGGTCGATCCTGCACCGATTAACGTTAGTGTTTGAGTTCTTCCGACTAAAATACTTTCACCATCAGCACCCTCTATTGATTCTAAAGTATCATCAATTTCGTCAATACCTGTGTCGATAATTTCATCTTCATATCTAAACAGTTCACATCTTAACTCATAAACATAATTTTTTTGAAGTTGATAAAATGGTTTTTCATGTTCAACAAATTTAATTTCAAATAATCTATCTCCAAGTGGAAAATAAACTAAATCACCTTCTTTTGGTCTAGTTGATAATTTTATGTTTGCTTTATTTTCAATTAACGGATAAATATACTCTTCATATCTTTCTTTAGAAATTATTAGTGTTATTTCTTGAGTTGATTGAATACCAAACTTTGATAAAATTGTGGTGTTATCATTATAACCATCAAAATTTTGAACGTATGCCTCTATTGGATATGCATCATCAAATTTAGACTCTATTACCTCTCTTAAGATTGTTTTTTCAGTTATATATTTTCTTGGTAAATAATAAACTTCAACACCATATATTCTCAACTGTTCGTTGATTAAATCCTGTATCAACCCTTGTTCGGTTTTTGAACCTTGTTGAAAAAATGGATTTAGCATAAAGATTATCCAATAAAATCCAATGGCGGAAGTTCATAATTATTAGACATTTTTTCCATAAGGGAATCTAATTCTCTTTGAGCATCATCATAAATTTGCCTTCCATTAAGTTCTACACCTCCAGGAAGTCTTACCCCTTGAAATTTAATTAAATTTTGCCCCCACTGTTTTTTAATTAAAGAGGTTAGATATAATTTTAAAAAACTATCATTATAAACATTTGTAAAAGTATTTGGATCTAAAATTCTATAACAATCTATTACGATAAAATCACCAGCAG